AAGGGGAACCACCACTTCCTAAATTATTAAATTCTACTAAAGCAGTGCTTGTACCTACTGTACTTGTGGTATTAATAAGAACCTTACCATCAGAACCAATTCGCATTCTTTCTGTATTATTAGTAGAAAAAATCATTGGTGTATTTTCTCTATTAGTTAAATAAACATTACTAGCATCATTACCTAATGAAAAACCGTCATTTACAGTATTTCCTGTAGTAGTATTATGAATAGAAATAAAAGTTTGAGATGTGCCACCAATTTGCAAACTGTAACCTGTATAACCTGTGAATGGTGTCATGCCAATTCCAACATTTTCGGAACTATCAATAGTAATAGCAGTAGCATCACCATTGTCAACAATGCTTGGTGTGCTTGAAAGTTCTACTGGTATCTTTGTAGTCATGCTTCTAATTCCTCTATTCTAGTTTGTAAATCTTCTATTAGTTCTTGTTGTTCTTGGATTGCTTTAGTTAGTAAAGGTGTCAATTTTGCATAATCCATACTTTGCATATCTTCACCATCCTTTTCTCCATTTACTAAATATGGCAAAACTTCTTGGACTTCGTGAGCAATAAATCCTGTTACAGTTTCACTTTGATTATCCTTAAAATTAAATTTACTTGGTTTTAATGACTTGAGTAAAGTAGTTGCATCCCAGTCTGTTATTACATTTTCTTTTAATCTGTAATCAGAGCCAGAAGTATAAGATACTGAACTGGTAGTTCCTGTAATAGCACCTATTTGTGCAGCACCACCAGAAGTTTTAACAAATTGTAGATGTGTAACAGTACCCGAACCTGTGGATTCGCTTCGTATAACTTGATTGCTTAATTCTTGGACAGTTAAAGCACCAGTTACGCTAGTGGTATTTATTCCAACACCACCACCAGAAGTAATTCTCATTCTTTCTGAACCACCATTAGTAGCAAATTGCATGGAATTATCAGAATGAGAATATTGTATATAACCTGCATAAATGCTTGTACCACTAGAACCATCTGCAAAGTACACTGTACAAGCACCACTTGTTGAAGCATTTATGCTTAATGTACCATTACCTGAAAAGTCATTTATTGAAAGTTGCCTATCTGGGGATGAAGTTCCAATTCCAACATTACCAGCAGCATCAATACGCATTGCTTCTGCATCGTTAGAACCTGCACCACCACCTGTTCTAAAAACTATTAATCCTGAACCAGCTGTATCACCATAAGCTCTTAACCAAGTAGTATCACTTGAATACTGTAAAACAGCACAAGCATCTTGATGGTCAACTAAGCCACCTCTAGCCATTACAACATTGTTAGATGCTAAAACTCCTGATTCAGTTGATAAGTTGTTAAATGTTGTAGTTCCAACTAAAACATTACCAGAAGAATCAATTCGCATTCTTTCTGAATTACCAGTAAGCATTGTAATAATGCCATTGTCATTTAAAACAATTTCAGTATCTGAAGTATCATCATCACTATCAGCTAAAACCAAATGACCATTACCTGAACCATCGTTATAAATATTAAATTCTCTAGTATCACCACTTTCGGTTAATTTTATGTGTGGTGCTGCATTTGTACCTGTTGCTGCTATCTCTAATTTACCTGTTGGACTTGTAGTTCCTATTCCAACTCGTTCAGAACTATCAATAGTTATAGCAGTAGCATCAGAACTGTCTGATACACCTGTGCTTAATAAACCTCTTGAGATTTTTGTTAATGCCATATTAGTCTCCTAAAAATATGTACGGTCATCCGTCATTCGTCTTGGTGTTGGATTCATAAGATTTGATTTCATATACTTCAAACCTTTTCTATAATCATCTAAAGCAAAAGATGCTTGTTGTGGACTTTCTTTAAACTGCCAAACATAGTAACGTACTCTAGCAGTAATTACATTGCTGTATTGCTCTGGGAATACTATTTCATCACTATGAGCACTTAATGCTGTAGGTCTATTAAAAGCATAAAAATGCACATTATAAACTTTATCTGGTATTGGACTTAATCCAAACTTTCTATTATCTGGTGATTTAATAACAAAATTAGGCTCACCATTAATAGAGTTTGCATCATCCGTATTTTCACTATCACGATAATATCTTCGCCAATCAGCATGATTTAATAATCTTAATCCTTTTGAAACAAATGGACTAGATTCACCACTAACATTAATGGTAGTAATATAAAAATCATCCCAGTCAACAGAAGCATAGTCAGTTATAATACTGCTACTATCTGATTTTAAAGTATACCAACGCTGTCCAGCAACTGTAGCGACAGTAACATTTCCATAAAACGGGTCTGTACCACCACTTACCCCTGCTGAAAAAAAAGGTAATTGTGGTTCTTCATTAGCAATATCATAAATAGATTTATTAATTGCATCTTTTACAAACTTTTGAAAACCTTGGGCATTAGCAAAATTTACAGAAGTTAAAGTTAATTCATTTAACTCCTGTAAAATTTCATTAGTTAATTCTAAATATGTATTAGCCATTATTTACTATGTAGTTTTTGAATATTAAAAAGCTTTTTTACTAGCTCCTTTATGAGGTTTATAACCTTATTTTTCTTCTTTGTCGTTTTCGTATTTAAATTTCATAGTGTTGTAACCTACCATCTCTAAACACTTTTTTTCTTTTTCATGAATTGTTTCGTAGTAACTAATTTGTTTTTCCATTGTATCTCCTTAAAAAAAGGAGGAGTCCGAAGACTCCCCCAATTTTATTAATCAACTGTGTAAAAAGCTGAAACTAATGCTTCAGGTCTTAACACTTTTGCTCCGTAAACGTGCAATCCTCTTACGATATCACCGAAAGAACTAGGGTCTCTTAGGACCTCAGTTGAGATGATAGTTTGAGCAGTTGCAGTCGAAGAAATGTGACCGGCAAGTATTTTACCAGTAGCTGTACTAGCAGCAGCAACATTATTAGATTTGTACATGTCAAATCCTCTTAGTTTACCACTAGATACAAGACCATTTCTTATAGAGCCTTGACCTGCGTTAAAGTCTACAGACAGTAACTTAGAACCAGATTGAGCTAGTTCATTGTAGAATGAAGGTGGTGCAACGAACCATCTTCCTTCTTCTGGAACACTTTGCTCATCTAAAAGTTTAGCCATAAATGACATTACATCTAGAGGGTCAGTTCCTGTTCCATCAGAACCAGTTAAGTCTATAGAGTTAGAGCCACCTTGATGCTGACCCATAGTTTGAGTAGCAGCAGAAGCATCTGCACCTAGCACGTGGTCAGGTGAAGATGTAGAAACTCCAGAGAACATAGAAGCTATAACAGCAGCATCATATGAATCTCTCAATGCATATGCAGCAGATGATGTAGCGACTTCTTTGAAGTTTACATGTGACATATTAGTTTCAATATCATCTACGATGAATTTGAAAGCCTTTGCACTATCTACAACCAAAGTTATCTCTTGGTCAGTTAACTTTGTTTGAGTAGTGTCAGAACCTCTTGTGTAATCAGAAACTGAAATCACAGGTTCTTTAATAATCCTAACAGAGTCTCCGAAAGCGGATATTTCACCAGCATAGTCAGTGTTAGTAATAGCTTCAACTACCGAGGCTTTTCTAAAGAAGTTTAAAACCTTTTTCGAATAAATCTTAGGTAGGAAAAAACTATTAGTTTGTCCACTAACGGAGTTTGCAAAGTTAGCATCAGTATCAGTTGACGGTTCAAAAAATTGAGCCATGATAATACTCCTTTGTGTTTATAGTTTATTTAACGATTCTGCCTTGTTGCATAGCTTCGCTGATTTCACTTTCGTATTTATCAAACTCATCCATGCTCATTGCAGCAATCTCCCTTTCAGACCAAACTTTCTCTTGAACTGGTTCAACCGCAGTTGTTTTAGTTGAAACCATATCGGCAGCAGATTGTTTAGTCTTCTTAGAAGATGACTTCTTTTCCTTTTTAGGAAGGTCAATACCTTTATCTTTTTTAAATAAATCAATAGCTCTACTAGCTAAATCAGCATCGTCAGCATTATTGTATATCCATTGCTGGATAGACTCAGGCTGTTCTTTTGCCCATTCATGAAAGTCATCACTGTTTCGAATATCATCAAAATCTGGATGTCTATCATATAACCTTTGTTCAGCTTGTTGTTGTATCATTTCTGCTTCACGTTCTTGGAGTTTACTAAGACGTTCTTCTAGAACTTTTGCCTTAGATTCGCTTTGCATGTGAGCAACAGTTTCTACAACTTCAAACACATCTGGATACTCTTGTTTAAACTTTTCGAGTTCTTCTTCAGTTTTTGGAGCTTTATATTCAGGAGTTGCCTGTTTTAATAACTCTTCTTCTCTGCTTCTAAACTCATTTAGTTTAGCATCGTAATGTTTTTTTAAATCATCATAACGCTTTTTATAATCTGGTTTTTTATAAGGTTCATCTTTCGATGCTTCTAAATTACCAGTTTCAACATTACCAACCTGCTCTGCTTCGTTAACATCATTTGATTTAAATAACTTATTCTTCTCAGATGGTTCTTCAAAGTAAAGCTGGTCTGCTGATTTAAAAGGTTCATCTTCACCAGTATGCCAAGATTTTTTTAAATTATAAGGATTGGCAGTTTCCTTTTTTTGGACTTTTTCAGTCATTTTCTACTCCTATTCGGGGCTTCGTTTAACAAGGTAGCTGCGTGTGCACTTGCAGGGCTTGTCTTGTAAAGGTAGCCTTTCGGTTATGTTTTATAAAGTGCCAAGTTTCCTTGGGTGGCTTTATTCACC